AGATCACAAAGGCCTGCGGTGCTTTGTTCGGTGCTGGTTTCGAAAATATGATCCGCTCCAGTTCCAGTTCTGCATAATGCAGGCCGGTGATCGGATATTCCAGAAGAAGCTCATACTCTCCGTTTCGCTCTTCCGTCACGGTGCAGCTGATCGCATCCGGAAGTCTACCCAGACCGTTCGAAGTGAACGTTGTTTCGGTTTTTTCGTAAAGAATCGGAATCATAACTTCCACCAGTGCGGCGTGATCTCCACCGCAGAGAACCCGCTGAACGTGACGCCGGTGTCTCCGGACGGGATGACCGGAAAACTGCCGTTTGCGAAGGTAACGTAACTGTTCATGTTCGTGTTCCCGCTCCGGCAGTCCATCATGTCAACGTCTATGTCAATATATTCTTTGTCGTTTGCCGCGACCGTCACGGTCTGGTCGCCGATCGTCAGCGTTCCGGAGCCATGCACCCGTATGTTTGGCTTTGCTTCGAACCGCGTCGGATTGTGCAGAACCATTCCGGAAGTCACGGATATTTCCGTTTCGCCGCTCTTCAGGAACCGCTGTGGTTTTGCGGTGAAGTTTATTTCGAACCGCCCGCCCAGATTCGCCGGAGTGGTTTCGACCGAAAAAATGTCGTTGTAGCATGCCAACCGGTATTCTTCCGGATGGTAGGTGTCTTCAAGCCTCTGGTATCCGACATGCGACAGGAGCCAGTTTCGCCACCCTTCGACATTCTCCGAAAACCTTCTGGCAATGAATGCCGGATAGGTGACCAATATGTTCTGATAACGATTCTGATCAATCAGCAGATTCCCATTGCGTCCAGGAACCTCAACCACTTCATACACCCGTTCAGGCGCCCCGTATGTGCCGCCGCCGGAGATCTGCACACCGTAATCCAGAGAATTCGCACCGGCAAAAGTTAAATAATGATTTACCAAACCGCTGACCTCCTGTTCACGTTTCTGCTGATCTTCTGCTCAATGATATTTGCAAGCTCTCGGACGTCCTGTCCAGGCGCTCCGTATACGTTAATGGTCGGGTTGTTCGAATAGTTGTTCGTGGTGGTGCTGTTGCTTACGCCAGAAGCCGCCGGAACATATCCAAAAGCCGTCTGCACTGTCTGCTTTATCATGTCCAGAAGGTGCGATTCGCCAACTACAATTTCATTCCCTGGCCGGTCGCCGCCAATCAGACCTTTGCCGCCGGACATGCCGAACAGTGTCGGCGCCGACAGAATCATCGCCTGATCGTAACCTTTTGCGAAATGCGTCCAACCTAAGCTGTACGACACAACGCGCGAACCTGTCTGATCCCACACAACAGGCAACGCGCCATGTGCAGAAACATAGATCGAAGAATTCGCATTTACGTTGTTCAGCGCTCCGACCATCTTCGAGCATTCTGCCCCGACGTTATTCGCTGTGGCCTGATATGCCGCTATGGTCTGCTTCTGCATAGTTCCAACAGACGAAACCGAAGAATTAACAGATGTGTCAATATCTTTCGATACCGTGGAATAAGACCCCTGCGTCTGCTTTTCGACGTTCTGGGCCGCCGCCATCGTCTTGCCCGCAGCGTCTTCAGTACGCTTTGCGGCACTTTCCTGTGCGGCACCCATATCGCCAGTTGCCTGTGTCGTACTCCTTGCCAGAGCTTCGGCGGATGCTGCCAAAAGCCCATACGTTCCTGTCATTTGTGCGGCCTTTATTGCCAGATCACCGTCAAGGCCTGTCTGCGCCTCGATCGCATTGTTAAGCATTGACATGCCGTCCTGCGTCGTGATCGTGTTGGCATAGGTTTCTTGCATCTTGCCGTTTGCCTGCCCTAAGACATCCGACCAATTCGTGGTCGACTGGCTCATGGCTTCGAACGTGCCGATCATGGTCTGCGCTCTTCTGACTCCGAAAACGTCCTCGATCGTCAGGCCGGTGTCCCCGATCTGCGTCTGCAGCTTCTCGGCAGTCGTGCCGGTTCCCTGCATGATCTCAATTGCAGACTGGAAAGCACCGCCCACGTCATCGGTCGCACCGGACAGCTTTTGCATGGCTGTTCTGGCAGCGGTTGAAATGTCGTTGACCTGACCGCCGGCATCTCTGTACGCAATCATCAGCGCCATGGTGTCGTCCATGTCCATGCCTAACCCCTGGAACGCCTGCGCCTGCCTTGCCAGTGTGTCTGACATCTGGCTTGCAGAAATATCCGCGGACTGCGAAGAAACCACTAACTGATCCAGAATACCCTGCATCGTCTGAATGTCCGCAGACGTGTCGCCGGTTACAAGTCCCCACTGTTTCATGACGTCCACAACGTCGTTAACAGCATCCGCACCGTCTTCGCCGGTTGCCTTTGCGAACTGTTCAAACATAACAGCAGCATTTTCTGCAGAATCACCTGTTAAACCAAGACGAGTGTTCAGATTTGCAACGATCGCCGCCGTGTCCTGAATGGATCCGTCTTTGTTTGCGACTGCAGCCCATGCGTTTTTCGCCCGCTGCTCCATGTCCGCCAGATCTTCGCCGACCGCGCCAGTTCCCTGGGCGATAACCGCGACAGCTTCGTCAAAGTTTTCCTGAATCTGAATGGACGCCTCGCCGATGTCCATGATCACGTTGACGATCTCACCGATCAGATCGGTCAGCGATCCGGTTGCTATGGATTCCACCATCCCGCCGATCGCGCCGCCGAAGGCGCTTCCCATGCTTCCGGAAGCCTCTTCAACCTTGCCTTCGGATTCCGCAACGCCGTCCACTTTCTGGATGGTCTGATCGAATCCGTCGGCAGCTGCCTGTGCGTCACGCATTGCGCCCTGATTGTCTGCCAACGCTCCGGAAAGATTCTCGATCTGCTGCGCCAAGTCTTCGCACCGCGCCGTGTCGTCTTCCAGCCATGCGTTTGCATACTGCTCTTTCAGATCGTCCAGAGCGGCCTGCTGATCGTCGATCATGGTGTTCAGTTCGCCCATCGGTGACTGCAGGTCTTCGATCGCCTTCTGGTGGTCTTCAATTTCGGAGTTACATTCGTTCAGCTGCGTTTCGACATTCGCCAGCGCAGCTTCCCATTTTTCTGCTTCGGTCGACCCTTCGCCGTACTTATCGACAGCGCGGTCAACCATCTCCTGCATCTTGTCAACCGCTTCTGTCAGACGGTCGTGCTTTGCTTCCAGCTTGTCCAGAACCTTTTCGTTCTTTTCCATTTCGCTGGTGGAATCGTCAAAGGACGACTTGAGCGCATCCATCTGCTTGTCCAGCGTTTTGGTCGACTGGATAATGTTCTGCAGTTGTTTTCTATATTCAGCTTCCCCGTCGATGCCGATCCGTGGGCCTATCGAAATAGCCATGTGTCTACCTCAAAGCCATTACTTCCTCAAAAGTCCATTTCTTTTTCTTCGCAGGTTCTGCCAGACCTTTGCTGATTGCATGGCAATTAATCAAATCAATGAATTCGCCGTACGGCGTCAACAGTGTTTCGCGCTTGCTTATGCCAATTTGCAAGCCCTGATAAATAAACCAGGCGCGGTTGAGCGTTATTGCCCGTCCGCGCCCTCGTTTTTTTTAGTGGCAACAGTGATTTCACTGCCGTCTCGGATTGCCTTTTCCACTTCTGTCGACAGCTGACGCATTGCCGGAAGCGGCAGCGCTTTGACCTCTTCCAAGGTCAGATAACACGGCTTGTATTCCGGATCGGAAAGCTTCTGGGCGTCTTCGTATGCCTTATTGCAGATCACTGACATATAAACGACATATGCAACGCTCCTGCTTTTCGGATTCTTGATGTTCAGATCCTGCTGTGCCAGATACGCGCCGACAGTGTACAGAAATTTTCTATCAATCCCATTGATTACCATGTCTCATTCCCTCCAAAAGCCTTATCAGGCCAGTTTCGCCAAAAGCGCCGCTTCTGCGGCTGCCTCTGTTTCGTATTCTTTGCCGACATGCTTCCAGTTGTGGTTCGCGTCGTCCGATCTGTAAATTTTTCCGGTCAGCGCCTGCGTCTGGAAAGAAATTTCTGCTTCCTGCGTCGCTGCCGAAGTCTCGACAAAATCGAACGTTGTTTTTGCCAGAATGAACGGAACGTAAGTCGTTACGCCTTCTTCCATGAATCTGGCAATGAATCCGAATCCAACGTAGGGCAGTATCAGACTGTCGCCATAAGAAAGCCACCCGTCCGAATCGGCTGCCGGCAGACCCATGATCATTTTTTCGGCGTCCTGCTTAAGACCGTCGACCGTTACGGAAAATGTTCCGTCGGTGAATACGCCGCCGGCGCTCTCTGCTCTCTGGTTGTCTGCATAAAAATCCACATTGCTGCCTGTATTCGGTGTTATTGATACGTCAACGCCGCGGGCCAGCTTCATCGGCGTTCCGTAGGATACGTTGCCGCCGGTTACGCTGTACGCTGCCACATACGGCAGTGAAAAACCTGTACAAACTCTTCCGCTTGCCATTGTTTAATCTCCTTTTATTTCATTGCTTTTTCCATCAGTTCATCGCACTTTTTCGCCATTGCGTCCTCTGCCTTGTGTTTGCAGGAATTTATGGCTTTTCTGACAAAATCAAAAGCCGGCTGATGGGACGTTCCGGAGCAGACCCTTCTGGCGACAAAACTGTTTGCTTTCCAGTGAGTTGCCGTCTTGTATCTGTTATCGTCGTTGTACCCGTCAAAACCGACTTTTGTGTTGATATATCCGCCATCGTCCTGCATCTTTGCCAGACCAAGGCCGTCATGTAATCCCTGCCGCTGAACTTCGGAAATCAGTGTTGATGGTATGCTGTCGATTGCGCTGTCGAATGCGTCATAGACAACCGCACCGCCCTCATATACGCATTGCTTAACCATTCCGGTCGAATTGTCCGCCATCGCGGTCAGCTTAGAAATATAATCGCTGATCCATTTGCCAACAGTTAGTTTAGCCATGACTTATTCCTCTACGATCTGGCACGAAAACGTCAGATGCTGAATCTTGTTTTCTGATTCGACGTCAACGGTCGTATCCGGAGCCGTAAAGCCTGCCGCTTTCAGCTCATCCGCGATCCGTGTCATCAGATCAAAGTAGTTGTACGTTATCGGCAGAAATAAGTGCGCCTGAACATAGTCAACCCACATCGGGTTATCGTTGTCAGAGAATGCGACCGGCTGCCGATCCGTCAGGTTATACGTCGCCCACATCTTCCATTCGTGTCCCGTATAGA